CTCGCTTCCTCGCGAGTGCTGGATACACCCACGGACAGAAAGGCTCCAGATAACGCAGTTATCTGTGATAGCAAGTTCGTTCTCACTTTCGTTCTCTTTCAATTGGAAAGATACTACTCGTAAGCATGAATGCAGGATTAGAAATAATCTCGAGAGGGAATCGAGGCTGACCCCCTCTGTTCCTTGTAGAAAGGAAGGGGCCAATTGTGAAAGAAGAGTAACTAAATCTAAACTAACGTCTTCAACACTATAAAATTCCACGTAATGAAAGCCCTTTTGAGGGCTTTAAACACATGGTTTCTACAGGTCTCGGACGCAGATAGATATATAGACTACTGGTTCGATCACGTTTCGAAAATGATCAAAGATAGAGGTGTTGACAATACGATTCATCGAATAAAATTGATGAAACTTACTGCAACACGGTATATCTCTGGTCACCCCATGAAACACTCAGGTGATCCGTCGATCTCATTAAATTCTAAAGGGATCGCAAGAGAATTGCGATGCCTTCAGGATCTACTTGAGAGTTCGGATATCAGTAAAAGAAGATTATTGATGACACTCTTATCAGTTAGTAGAGCAGTTCCTGGGACAAAATATATCCCAAGCCTCTCAACTATTACTGAAAAGAGTACCATTGATAAAACTCTTATTCCTGAATTGGATATGCTAATCCCAATGGTTATGCAATCACTGGGATTAACTGGATCCAAACCTAAATGGTCCAAGTTCCATCTAACAACAAAAGCAGGCCCCAATGCGATTGCATTGAAGTCTGCTATGCTTGATGCTCATCTTCTTCCAGAGGAATTACTGAATAATTTAGTAATCCTCGGAGGGGATAAGCTCAAGGATGCTATTGATCAGATTAAATTGTTTGACTTTTCGGAAATCATGAAAATGCTAAGGATCCAAAAACCAGTTGATAAACTGGTTATTAGAAAACTCAGTATTGTTCATGCTCCGGAACGAAAGTCAAGAATTATTGCAATCCTTGACTATTGGTCACAAACCGCATTAAAGCCTCTTCACGATAGAATATTTTCTATCCTGAAGGGTCTTGATGGGGATTGTACATTCAGACAAAGTAACCCGACAAAGCATCTTGTTAACGGGCCTTATTACTCACTTGATCTTACAGCGGCAACCGACCGATTCCCTCTTGAAATTCAAGAGAAAATTGTCAGCTGCCTAGTAGGATCAGATG